CTACCAGGCGGTGAAAACTTAGGTCAGATTGATGACTTGAAATATTTCAATGACAAGTTAATGCGTGGTCTTAGAGTTCCACCAAGTTATCTAGGTAGTTTAGATAGTGATGGTAACGGTTATAATGATGGTCGTGTAGGAACTGCATTTATTCAAGAGTTTAGATTTACTAAATTCTGTGAAAGATTACAAGCATTAGTATGTGAAGATTTAGATAGAGAATTTAAAATGTTCTTGAAACACAGAGGTGTTGTAATTGAAAGTTCTTTATTTGATTTGAAATTCAATACTCCACAAAACTTTGGTAAGTATCGTCAAGCAGAAGTTGACCAAGTTATGATGAACGTATTCACTGCAATCGAAGGTGCAGAATATATCAGTAAACGTTTTGCTCTAAAACGTTTCTTAGGATTGACAGATGAAGAAGTTCAAGAAAACGAAAAACTCTGGAATGAAGAAAAAGGTCAGGCTGATCCACAAGATTCTGATGGTCTCAAATCTGTAGGCGCATCAATACCGGGTGGTGATTTTGAAGGCGGCGCTGAACCTGAATTCGATGAAACTGATGCAGAAGCCGAAGGCGGAGATTCACCAATCTCAGGTGCTGAAGGTGATTTAGTAGCAGACGAAGACGAATAAGATAAATACTTTTACAGTAATCGGAGTTTTAAATGAGATATTCAGATATTAATGAAAACTATTCTCCTGATAGAGATAAACACAATAGTATTGAATTAGACGATACTAGAAAGAAACGTTTAACTCTTACGCATCTTAATGACTTAAGAAAAATCAGAGAATACAGAAAATATGAAAATTCTCAAGAATCTGCTAAGATTAAGCATCAATATGGTGGTTCTTCTAAAGCCGCAGAGCAACCTGAACTATAATTACTGTCAAATTATTGTGCAAAAACATCGTTAAATGCGTATTTTATATGTATGATGTAAAAGTTAAATAACTTATGCACAGAAACGGCTTAAAAATTAGCCGTTTTGCACTATTTCCATAATAAACCCCAAAAACCTCTATAAATACTCTTGAAACAATAGAAGTGTTTCTACAACCTTGCCACAGTTCTTACTTTTGTGGCTAATTAGATAAGGAGACATATTATGTCAGACACTAGAAGTACACTAGAACAAGTGTTAGAACTTCTTATCAATGAGGAACGTGAAGCCGCAGAATCAAAGTTACACGACTTTATAGTTGCGGAGGCTCGTAGAATCCACGAAGAACTTCTAAACGAAAGTGACGAAGTTGTAGAAGAAGACCTTGAGGATATTGACGAGACTACAGAGAACGACCCTGTTGAGGAAAGTTCAAACGAAGAAGCCGAAGAAGGTTCAGAAGAAATTGAATCAGACAAAGCAGAAATCGAAAACGAAGAATTCTATGATGAAGACGAAAAATCCGAAGACGAAGCAGTTGACGACCTAGAAATGGGCGACAACGACGGCGAGGAAAAAGAAGGCGACATCGAAGACCGTGTAGAAGATTTAGAATCAAACTTAGCGGATCTAGAGGCAGAATTCGAAAAAATTATGTCAGGTGAAAAAGATGATATGGAAGACGAAGGCGATGAAGCCGAGATGGAAATGGAATCAGAAGAACCTGCTATAGAAGAAAAATCAGAAGTAGAAGAAGCATCAGAAGAATCAACAGAAGACAAAGTTGAGGAAAATGATGAGTTGGAACTTGATTTAGAAGAGTCAGAAGAAGACGAAACTAGCGAAAGCAAAGAAGAAAACTTAGAAGAATATGCGACACCAGCCAAAGCATCAGAAGGTGACAACGGCGACGGCGCGGCTTCTCCAGTTAATGCTAACGCAAAACGTCCAGGCGACGATTCAAACGCGGCACCAGTTGGTCAAAAAGATGGTAACACATCAGGCGGATCAGCAAGTGCAAAAGAAATGTCTACAAAAAATGTAAACGTTTCTGGAAACAGTAAAGCACCTGCAATGAAGGCTGAAAAGGCTTCTGAAGGTGATGATGGCGCTAACACTAAATCAGTTAGTTCCTAATTCTTTGGAGATAACCAATGACCGTTCTAATTGAAAGACTTTCACATAAACAAGCAGGTGTGAAATCACGTATACAAGAAGGTGAAAACGGCGAAAAAAATATGTTTATGGAAGGCATTTTCGTTCAAGGGAATGTTAAAAATGCTAACCAACGTGTTTATCCGGTCAAAGAGATTGCGAAAGCAGTTGAAACTGTACAAGAGAAAATCGACCAAGGTTTTCCTGTACTAGGTGAATGTGACCATCCGCCAGAACTAACCGTAAATGTAGACCGTGTATCACACATTATTGAAAATATGTGGATGGATGGACCGAATGGATATGGTAAACTCAAAATTGTTCCAACTCCAATGGGAAATATTATCAGAACATTAATCGAGTCAGGCGCAACTTTAGGCGTTTCATCTCGTGGTTCAGGAGAAGTAGGACCTGATGGAAATGTAAGCAATTTTGAAATTGTCACGGTAGACATCGTAGCACAGCCAAGTGCTCCTGAGGCCTACCCAAAAGCAATTTACGAAGGTTTAATGAATATGCGTGGCGGTTACCAAACTTGGGAACTGGCACAGAATATACAAAATGACAAGGTCGCCCAAAGGTACTTGTCAGAACAAATCGTTAAGTTCATTCGTGAACTTAAATTATAATAGGAGAAGTAACAATGGCAACAGAAATCCTTGCTAAACTTCTAGAGACTGGTGTTCTATCCGAAGAGGCTGGCGCACAAATTAAAGAGGCTCTAGATACTAAACTAGCAGAAGCAAGAGAGGAAATTACGGCCGAGTTGCGTGAGGAGTTCGCTCAGAAATTTGAACACGACAAATCACTTATCGTTGATGCTATGGATAATATGCTCAACAATGCTATTAAAAGTGAAATGGAAGAGTTTAAATCTGACCGAGAGTCTCTAATCGCAGAACGTGTTGCGTATAAGAAAGCAATTTCTGAACACGCAAAACTCCTCGAAAAATTCATTACTTCTCGTTTGGCGACCGAAGTTAAAGAACTTAGAGCAGACCGTGAAAAAGTTAACGAAAATCTTGAAAAAACTAAGAAGTTCGTTGTTAAACAACTTTCACGTGAACTGGCTGAGTTCCACAACGATAAACGTGAGTTAGTAGATACTAAAGTACGTTTAGTTGCAGAAGGTAAAAACATTCTCAACAAGACTAAAGAGAACTTTATTAAGAGATCCGCAGAACTTGTTGAAAATACAATCAAGAACTCTTTACGTTCAGAAATGAAAGCACTCAAAGAAGATATACAATCGGCTAAAGAAAACGAATTTGGTCGTAAAGTATTTGAGGCGTTTTCAGGCGAATTTATGGCTTCACATTTAAATGAAGGCACAGAAGTTGCTAAAGTGAACAAGAAACTTGAAGAATCTGCAACAAAAGTTGCTGAACTTGAAAAAGTGATTGCTGACAAAGATTCAAACATTGAAGATGCTCAAAAGGCTCAACGTATCCTAGAAGATAAGATTAACCGTAAAGAGGTTATGTCGGATCTACTAGCACCGTTAGGCAAAGAAAAGCGTCAGGTGATGAATGAATTACTAGAGTCAGTAAAGACTTCTAATCTAAAAACTGCTTTCAAGAAATATCTACCGGCAGTATTAGATGAAAAGAACGTTTCAACGAAAGAAGAAACAAAAACATTAACAGAAGGCAAAGTGACTGAACATACTGGTGACCGTGAGGTAGCAACGGAAGAATCACCGTCATCAGGAAGCGATGCCGAAATAATTCAGTTGAAAAAACTGGCTGGATTAAATTAACCAGGATAAATTATCAGGAGATAAAAAGATGGAAAATCTTTTCGAAGGAAAAAACTGGGATCAAACACGTGATGCTTTAATGGAAGGCCTAGATGGCACTAAAGCAGACGTAATGAAAACGGTTTTAGAAAACACTAAAGTAGCACTTAACGAAAGTGCAACTGCTGGTGCAACACAGGCTGGTAACATCGCAACTCTTAACAAGGTGATACTACCAGTTATCCGTCGTGTTATGCCGACAGTTATCGCTAACGAAATCATTGGTGTTCAACCAATGACTGGACCAGTAGGTCAAATTCACACATTACGTGTAAGATATGCTGAATCAAAAGCAGGCGTATCTGCAGGTGATGAAGCGTTATCACCATTTGAAATTGCAAACGCATATTCAGGTGATGCGGCAGGGGCTCCGGCTTCAACTGCATCTCTAGAAGGTGTTGCAGGTTCAAAAATGTCAATTCAAGTATTAAAACAAACAGTAGAGGCGAAAACTCGTAAACTATCTGCACGTTGGACATTTGAAGCGGCTCAAGACGCAAACGCAATGCACGGTCTAGATGTAGAGGCTGAGATTATGGCGGCTCTAGCAATGGAAATCACTGCTGAAATCGACCAAGAAATCTTAGGTTCACTATCTAACTTAGCAACAACAGGCGCAACATACGATATGTCAGGTTCTTTCACAGGTACACCTACATTCATCGGTGATAGACACGCCGTGTTAGCGACATTAATCAATCAACAAGCAAACCTAGTTGCTCAACGTACTCGTAGAGGCGCGGCAAACTGGGCAGTTGTTTCACCATCAGCGTTGACAATCTTGCAATCTGCTACAACATCAGCATTCGCAAGAACAACTGAAGGTACTTTTGAAGCACCAACAAATACGAAATTCGTAGGTACTCTAAACGGTACAATGAGAGTATATGTAAACACATATGCATCAAACGATGACGTACTACTTGGTTACAAAGGTTCAGGCGAAATCGATGCGGCGGCATTCTATTGTCCGTACGTTCCGCTAATGTCTTCAGGCGTTGTGGTTGATCCAGGTACATTCGAACCAGTTGTATCATTTATGACTCGTTACGGTTACGTGGAATTAACAAACACTGCATCATCTCTAGGTAATGCGGCAGACTACGTATCAAAAATCGCAGTCTCAAATCTATCTTTCGTATAATTCGTTATACACAGATTACGAAGAAAGCCGGGATTTATTCCCGGCTTTTTTTATGCCAGTAAATCCAATAAACTGATAAATACATTTAAGAAACAAACCTTTTGAGAGAGATAATATGGCAGAACAAATCAAATTTGGTGACAGACTATTCTTAAGGGGCGAAAAAGTATTTTTAGATAATGGAAATACAGACGCAGTACTTGAGTCACGTAGTGGTAACCTTGTTATTAAAGGAAATTTAACAGTTGACGGAACAACTACTACTGTTAATTCAGAAACAGTAAGTATTGCAGATCCATTTATGTTATTAAATGGCGACCACACAGGTGCGGCATCAGAAGATGTCGGAATAGAAATCAATAGAGGATCTGATGCCAATAAGAAATTTGGTTGGGACGAAACTAACGGAAGATGGGATACATTTGGTGACGATATAAACGTAAACAAATTATTTGTATCAAACGTAGATGTTTCAGGTTCACTTACAGGTAATATCGATGCAGAAAATGGTGGAACAATCATTGATGTAACAGGCGATGGTTCAATAGATGTTGAGTCAGGTAATATAGATGGTACTGTAATAGGTGCTACAACACCAGAGGCAGGTACTTTTACTACACTTGCTTGGTCTACAACAACTAACACTACAGATGATTTAAATGAAGGTACAACAAATCTTTATTATACAGATGCAAGAGCAAGAGCATCAATTAGTGTTTCTGGTACTGAACTTTCTTATGATTCTGCAACAGGCGTAATAACTTTTACACCTGATTACTATGATGATGTAGATGCAAGGCTGTCAATTTCTGTGCAAGGTAATGAAATTGCTTACGATAATACTACAGGTGTTATTAGTTACGATGCACCTACAGATTTTGGTTTAATTACAGAAACTTCAAATGTTATTTCAGGTTCAACAGGTGGTTCACCAGGATCAAGTCTACCAACAAACGTTGGTTCTTTCACAAATGATGCAGGATATATTACTGGATCTTATGCAGGTTTTCAAACAGTAACACAAAGTGCTACAGACCACGCAACTACTTTAGCATCGGCTCAAGCACTTGTAGATGCAGTTGTTGATGTTGCACCATTGCAATTAGATACATTAAAAAAATTAGCAAATGCAATAAACAATGATGCAAATTATAATACAAACATAACTACATTAATTGGTACAAAAGCAGATACATCTTCTTTGTCAACTGTAGCAACTACTGGTAGTTACTTAGATTTAACAAATACTCCAACTATACCTACACAAATTAGTGATTTACCAAATGATGCAGGATTTATAACATCTAGTGCAATACCTACTAATTTTATGGTAACAGACGCAACAAATACAGTATCAGGAAGTCAAATACCAAGTACAGATAATACATATGATTTAGGTTCTACTACAAATCAATGGAGAAAAATATTTGGTCACGAAGTAGAGGCAACATATGCTGACTTGGCTGAGAGATATGAGGCAGATGCAGAATATGAACCAGGTACAGTAGTTATATTTGGTGGTGAAAAAGAAATAACAACTAAAGATGTATGTGATGCAGATTCAAGAGTAGCAGGTGTCATTTCATCAAATCCAGCAATAAAAATGAATTCAGATGCAGGCGAAGATAGTACACATCCTTATCTAGCATTAAGAGGTCGTGTTCCTTGTAAAGTAGAAGGACCAGTTAAAAAAGGCGATATGCTAGTAACATCCGCTACTCCAGGTGTAGCAAAAAGTATTGGCAGAGTAGATATGGGACATTCTGTATTTGCAAAATCATTAACTAACGACTTAACAGAAACTACTAGAATCATTGAAGTTGTGATTCTATAATTTTTAATAATCAGACATAAAAAATAGTAAAATTCGATAAATAACATTAGACTGTACTGATATATGAGGTACAATCTATAATAAATCGATTTTTTATAGACGGGAGAAATAATATGGCGGCATATGCAATCCAATTCCGTCGTGGTACAACGACACAACACTCATCGTTTACTGGTCTAGTAGGCGAGGTGACAGTTGATACAGACAAGAAAACACTTGTCGTTCACGATGGTTCAACAACTGGAGGCTACCCATTAGCACGTGAAGGCGCGGCGGCGTCAATGACAACTGGTAACTTTTCCAGTAACGTGTCTGTAGGCGGTACTCTTTCAGTAACAAATTTATTGACGGCATCAGGTGGTATAGCACTAACTGGTGACCTAACTGCTACAGGACATATAATTCCAAGTGCGGATAACACCTACGACTTAGGTACATCTAGTGCGGCTTGGCGTGATATGTACGTAGGTCCAGGCTCATTATACGTAAACAACAAGAAAATTGTTGAAGATGATTCAGGAACAATTACAATCAAAACAGATATAAACGAAACATTGAAGATGATGACTACGGGTACAGGTACTCTACAAATCGAATCTGCAAATGGAATTCAGTTTACAGGTGAACTAAAAACTTCATCAGGTGACTTACAAGTAGGTGACCACTTAGATTTAAACTCAAACTTAATCAAAGAAGTTGGTACTCCAGTATCAGGTACAGACGCGGCGAACAAGGCGTATGTTGATAGTGCAGTTACAGGCGGATTAGGTTCAGGTTCAAATCCAGTATCTGCAACAACTGGTTCATTCTCTAGTGACGTAGATATCAGTGGTAACTTAACAGTTACTGGTACAACAACTACAATTAATACTTCACAAATCAATTTAGCAGATAACATTCTTCTTCTAAATTCAGATGCAACAGGTACTGCAAGTGCAAATGCTGGTATCGAAGTAGAACGTGGTGATGACCTAAACGTTCAACTATTATGGGACGAAACAAATGACAGATGGTCAGTAGGTGCAGAAGATATCTACACATCAGGCGCATTTGTTGGTGCTTTAACAGGTAACGTAACAGGTAACGTAACAGGTACTGTTTCAGATATTTCAAATCACGATACAGACTCAATGTCAGAAGGTTCAAGCAACCTTTATCATACGGCGGCGAGAGCAAGAGCGGCAATCTCAGGAGCAGGCGATATATTATACAATAACACAACAGGTGTTATTTCAATTAACGGCTTAACTGGTTTTGACACTGATGATTTATCTGAAGGCGCTAACAACTTGTATTACACAACTGCACGTTGGGATACAAAAATGGCGGCGGCTACATCTGATGACTTATCAGAAGGTTCAACAAACTTATACTTTACAAACGCAAGAGCAATTTCGGCTCTATCAGGAACAGACACAGATGCAGTAGCAGAAGGTTCAACAAATCTTTACTACACAGATGCACGTGTTGGTTCTTACTTAACGTCAAACTCATACGCAACTGAGGCATTCGTAACAAGTGCAGTACAAGGCGTTGATAACTCAGACGAAATTACTGAAGGTTCAACAAACTTATTCTTCACAAACGAAAGAGCCCAAGATGCAGTTATGGCAAATGTTAGTGGTGGAACTGGTATCTCAGTATCATACGATGATGCGGCAGGTACTTTAACAGTAACAAACACACAAACAGAAGTAAACGATTACGTAGACGGTGCAACATTCTCAGGTGGTACACTAACACTATCTGTTGGAACACAATCAGACGTAACAGTTTCACTTGACGGTCGTTATGCTCAATTAGGTAACACAACTAAGAAACATTCTCACGCATATGAAGTTTCTTCAACTGACGAATCAACAAACTCTGGTGCATCATACTCAAGAACTTGGGCACAAATGATGGCACAAAAAGTGGATCTTGGTTCAGGTGCAGTTGATATGGCGGCTGAAATCGCTGACTCTCCATACGCAGTGGTATACATCAACAGAATAATGGCAAGACCAAACGAAGTAGAAATTACTGCAACTGGTCTAACATTCGCCGCTGATGTACTATCAGAAGATGACGAAGTTGAAGTTATCTATATGGATGAACAATAAAATTTAACTTAACAAAAGTAGGGGAGTAATCCCCTACTAGTTCAGTTTGAACTATGAGGTCATCTAAAGACCTTTCGAATTAAGGAGACACTAATGGGAAGAAAATTTAGACACAACGGTTCCACGAATACAAAGATTGAACGTGGAAAGCATTATAAAGTTGACACTACAGGTAATATCGCTGAAATTACAGGAACAGTAGATATGACTAGTGGAGATATTATCTTTACTGGTACAAAATCAAACCTAAGACGTATTGCTGACCTAGAAAGAAACGTTTCTATTCTAGCGGCACAAGATAATGGTGACGGTGGCGCGGCTGTCGGTAAGCACTTACGTGGTAAAGTACAATTCCACAGTGCAATCGAAGTTGATGGTACTGCACAATTAGACGGTGCAACAGAAATTAACGGTTCTTTAACATTAGGTGCATCAGCACAAAGTACAATTAATGGTATGATTACAACTGTTACTGATTCAATAATTGATTCAGCACCAGGTGCCCTAGACACTCTTAACGAGTTAGCGGCCGCTTTAGGTGATGACTCAAACTTTGCCGGAACAATGACAACTAACCTAGCAGGTAAAGTTGCAAAAGCAGGTGATACAATGTCAGGCGACCTAAATATGGGTGGAAACAATATCACTAACGCAGGAACACTTGCAGGACAAGCCTCTTCGGCTCTATATGCCGACCTTGCTGAAATGTATGCCGCAGACGCAGAGTACGAGGCAGGAACAGTTATGATGTTCGGTGGTGATGCAGAAGTTACAGCCGCAGAAGGATATGGCGCACCAAAAATGGCAGGAGTTGTTTCAACAAATCCAGCATATCTAATGAATAAAGACGGTGGTAACTGTGCAGTTGCATTACAAGGACGTGTTCCTTGTAAAGTAGAAGGTTCAGTGAAAAAAGGTGACATAATGGTTGCAAGTGATGTTAAAGGTCACGCGGCTGTTTGGACAGGTGAAGGCGACCCACGTTGCACGGCTTACATCGGTATCGCAATAGCAGATGGCGAAGGTATGGTCGAAGTAAAAGTAGGTAAGTAATCAACTAAACCTTTAAAAATTTTTAATATAGGGCGGACTTAGTGTTCGCCCTTATTATTTTTAAATAGGAGACTATTATGAAAAAATGGATGAAATCCAAAAAAGTTTGGATGGCAGTAGCACTAATCGTAATCGTATTTGGTGTTGCATTAATGACAGGTGAAAAAATGCCAGTTGAAGAAGTTCAACAGTAATTTTCATTTTATATATAAAAAGAAATAGGGCGCTCAGGCGCCCTTTTTTATTCTGATAAAAAGAAGTTTTTTAAAGTATCTAATAAACCTTTACAAGTACCTGTTTCGTGTTCTTCTACCCAATTAGGAAACTTTTCAAACAATCTTTTCCATTGTTTCATCTCTGAATACAAATCTATAATTTTCTTGTTGTATTCACTTTTACTTGAAAACTTAAGTTGTTCTCGTATGCCTCTTATTCTTTCTCTACATTCTTTTAAATCTTCAATATCTCTATTAACTGCAACTAATATTTCATCAAAAGATTCTTTTTTAGAAAATTTATCTATCAGAAATTTGTGGTGTTTGTTCTTTGGTTTTCCATCATAAAGAAACATAATCTCTTGTAAGTCATAGTATAATGCTTTTACTGGATTTATAGTTTCTCTATATCTTTCTATTACTTCTGGTATTTCAAATCTTTTATCATCGGTTGCTAACTTTTCTAATGTTGCTAAAGCAATGATATTGATTTTTTGTCTACTTGCAGTAATTTGTTTTTGTGATGATTGTCTTACTTTGTTTATAACAGTATCAATAACTTTTACTGTACTATCATCATTATCTTTCTTTAGATATTCTATATAACTTGGATTAGAACTATTGATAATGTTTCTCAAGTCCGAAGGCAAATCACCTGTCTTAAGATACTCAATACAGTCCCTTATAAATTTTTGTTTCTTAAAGTCTATTATTCCACTATCCAAGTTTGTCTCCCAATATAGTATTTAAGTGAAAAATAAAATATTATAGTGACGATATAATGTCTCGGATAGTCTTAAGTTTCTTCTTTTTGAAAAGTGTTCTACGAGTTCCTGGATGCAATGGTTTAGGAAAGTATTCGTGTTCTATCCAAGCATAACCACCACTTTCGTGATTAAGTTTTGGTATAAATTCTTTTTTAACTACTATGACAAATGAGTAGTAACTAAAGTCTTTGTTTCTGGAATGATATTGGTCTAAAGGATAAATTTTTAAAACATCACGTTTGATATCTAAATTTAGTTCTTCACAAACTTCTCTCAATAATGCTTGTGAAATATTTTCATTACCTTCAACTTTGCCGCCCCAAAATCCCCAATTTCTAGGGTGAGAACCGTGTTTGTCTCTTTGTTGTAATATTATTCTTTTAGTATCTTTTGCGATTACACACGCACCTGCGGCTTTTATCATCTGACATAACTTTCTTATTGTAACAATTCAAGTCGCCAGTATCCTGCATCGTATATACCTTGGAAAGTATCTGACCAATCACCGTTTTCAAATTTAAATTGTTGACCGGTAAAAGTATTTGTTACATAAGCACGTAGTGTATATGAACTTGCATCAAATGATTTGACCCAAGCACTACCGTTATATTCAATTATATCATTAACGTCTATATCAAGACCCCATACACTGGTTGCCTTTGTAGAAGTTAATGATAGATATCTTTGTCCTATCGCTGGTTGTGGAATGCCATTAAATCCTGGTCTTGCCTTGTCTGCATCTATTACTCTATCTACTGCATTTATTGTATTTGTAGGTAAAGTGTCTTTGTCAACTGAAAAAGTTAAGAACTCATCATTATTTGTGGAACTTAATGTACCAATAATATCTGCATCAAGATTGTCCATTTCGCCGTGATATTTTAATCTGAGTCTTGATATACCATTATCAAGATTTCCATAATACTTAAGAACATCTGCCCATTTTATACCATCTTCATAGTTACCATTTCTTAATACCTGACACGAATATGTACCATTACTTTCTGTAACTTTTAATGCAAAGTTTTCAGGTGTAACAACTACTGTTGCCTCTTTCTTTAAATCTCTGAAAAATTCAAATGCATCAGGATCATAATCTAGTGTATCTAAATCTGTAAATGTATAAATGTTATGAATGATATTTCTAATTACGTTTTGTCTTGTGACTTGTGCTGGAGGATTAATCCAAATAGGTATTTGAAAAAATAAAGTAGCAATATCTATTTGGTCTTCAACGCCTGCAGGAATACCTCGACTAGTCCAGTTAATATCAGTTAGTTCTACCATAGTTATAGTAGTCCAATCAACAGGATTATCATTATGTTGTATTTCTAATGCTGGATTAAATAGAACTAACATTTGCTCAAGTAACTGTAATTTTTGGTCAGTATTACTTGTCCAAACATCTACTTGCATATTTAAAAGATAAGGAACAGGCATAAGTCTTCTTACATTATATCTGTTACCTGGTTCATCTACATATTTTTGCGTAGCATCATCGAATTTTCTTTCTGTAACTGCAACTGCATCATTAAAAAAAGGTTCTTGTACTCTAGACCTATCTGGTTGTAAACTTTGTACCCAACAACCAATGAAGGGAGCAGAGTTTACTATATTTTCAGAATTATCTTTTAGTACAGTTGCGGCCATACGAGTGATATCACCATAACGTGCAGGAACTTTGATGTAATAATCTGATGTACCATCTTTCATTTTCTTTCCTGTTTTTACACTGAACCCACTAAAGATACGAATAAATTGTAGAATGTATCTTCTTATTTGTTCATCGTAAAAATGTGATTGTTCTACTCTTGCCATATTAGTCTACCTTTGGTTTAACTGCTTTAGATAAGTTAACCTTTCCTGATACAATGGTACCGTCTTCTAATTTTACAACACCATCGTTGTTAATAAATTGATGATGCAAGTGATGACCAACTTCCCAAGCACCGTCACTATCTTCTACTCTATACCATTTATCATCTCTATATTGAAATAATCTATGTGGTTTGTAATCACTACGTAAGAAGTAAGTGTTCTCTGGTGGTTCATTAGGAAACTGTGTACCAGTTGCTACAGTTGCCATATCTAAATCTTCTGGATGTGTACCACCCTTATTATATTGCAAACTGTTTGTTCTATAATCCCAATATTTACCTGGAACATTATCTTGAGCCTCAGTAACAATAGCATCATTGATTTGAAGTTCTTTATTGTAAGTAGATAGAATATTTTTTAAATCTTCTGCCTCTTCACCTGTTCCAAATATATCTGAGTATTCTTGTGTATCTTGTAATTGCTTACAACGTACACGCCAGATGTGTGGCCACCAACCTGGGTCAAAGCCTTCAGCGGCCTTTGTTGCATCTTGCACTACCCAATATTGATTAACAGCCTGTCCATCTTCATCAAGTCGTAAATCTTCACGCATATGAGGAAGTTCAATGACATCACCTGTCATTAATTTTCTTCCCATCTTGTCTACCATATCGTTTATGTGAACAGAAAATATAATTTGGTCTACTCCTAAGAACATTCCAAATTGTGTCAGATCCATATCTTGGTCTGATACTGTATATGTTCCACGTAAGTCATACAAATCTTTTTCATATTTTCTATCACGATTCTCCATAAACAACAAGTCTTGTATTGCTGGTTTTGTAGGATCGTAATTTGGATCAGTTGTGTCTTGTGAACCAATGTACTTATGGACAAGTAAAGATGTCCCACCGTGTTCTAAATGGTGTTTCACCTGGTTGTCTATAAATTTGTAATCATTACCCTTACGTGGGTTCCATAAACTTAATCTTGGCATATCTTTTTCCTTGACATCTATACGTATTTATCTTATTATAAACTAAATAGATTTAAAGGGGATTAATGTGAGCATCGAAACTTATCCAAACTACGATAAATCCGCAGGATATATTACTGTACGTGATTTTTTACCAAGTATTGCAATACAACAATTCAAATTATGGGCAATGAATCCAGAAAATATTCACAGAGGAAATGCTTGTGATGGAAAATATTACGATACACACGAAGTAGGGAGAGAATATGATGTATGGTGGACAACTGCACCCCCTCCTGAAATGTGGAAACCTGTAGTTTGGGGATTAGTAAGATATATCGATGCAATATTTACAAATGATAATTGGGGTATCCACGCAGTAGATTGTATTACAACTAGAGCAGGAGCATCAAAAGTATATGCACATATTGATACTCCTTATAGATTTAAAGAATTCAATCAAGTAGATAGAACATTAGGTGTGCAGATTATTATTCCTTTAGATATCTTCACATTACAAAATGGAGCAACTGCATATTTGCCTGGTTCTCATTTAGAAAAAATAGGATTTGAAGATTTAGAAGAAAACAGAGAACACTATAACGATAGAATTCTAACAGAAGGCACACAGTTTCTTGCTAAACCAGGTGATGTTCTGATGTATGATGGTAGAACATTACATAGTACTATGCCTAACAATTCAAAAGAATTTAGAAGTGCATTATTGATTAATGCATTACAAAAAGATATCATTGAAGACGTAAAATTACTAGATAATAACACGGATAAGATTAAAACTTGACAAAAATCGACTTATGTTGTTAAATAGAAATTAACAAAAACTGATTCTAACAATTTCGCAGGGAGTTTTCAATGGGTCTAGCAAAGAGAAAAAAGAAAGTAGTACGATCCGCACCTCGGCGTGGTGCGAAACTTGAGTCACCTAAATGGGATGGTTGGGAACAACTATCTGGACAAGAGTTTCATCGTAAAAGTCAAGCGGCTAGAGAATTCTATTATCAGAATTACAAACCATCAGATTTATATCCATATGTTTTTACTTGGATGGAAAAGAATGACTACTCAAAAGATGACCTTAAATACGCCAAACAAGCACCTGACTACACTGTTTCGGTTACCGCGGCTATATGTGCTAGACTTTTGTTAGACGGTATGCCAGACTTCAATCAGAAAGAAGATGATTATTGGCAAACTCTAGCAGGAACTACTGGACATATTCATCCTGTAAGTGAATTTATTAAGGCAAGAGTTTCAGAAGCCATTGAAAAAGGTAAACAAATCAAAGAAGAAAAAGTAGAAAAAGAAAAGAAAGAAAAGAAGAATTTACATAAACCAAGTATACAAGAACTTCTTAGAGCAAAAGCATTTTCTATGACAAATGACATTGATGATTTTATCAATGATTTTGAAATGACTAGTGGTGCTTTGAAAAACTTTAAACCTTTAAGTCTATTACGTAAAGTAGAGGCAAAGGCAAATCACGCCAAGATAATTAAAGAATTATATGAAGGTTGTTTTAAAGAATATGATGAACTTGTTAACCCACCTTCAACAAAAAATATGACAGAGAAAGAACTCGATTGGCATAATCAGTTAATCGAAGGATATCAACATTTACAAAAAGATGAAATTAAAGCAATGCACGAAATGTATAAAAGTATTGTTCAGGCTTGTGATATGATTATCGAAAATGCTAAGTTTGATAGAAAGCCTCGTAAGAAGAAACCAGTTAGTGCAGAAAAACTAGTTAAGAATCTTAGGTTCTGTAAAGAACATACAGAAACAGGTTTAGTCAGTATTAATCCTGTTGAACTAATAGGTTCAAATGTAGCAGTTATATACAATGTGAAAACAAGAAAAATAGGTATATATAATGCTAGAAATGTTGATCCTCTAAAATTAAAAAGAGAGGGTACAGGTCTTAGTGTAAAAGGCACTACAATGATGGGATTCTTAGAAGATGAAAGTCTACAAAAGACTTTACGTAAACCAAAAGAACAACTTCCTATCTTTAAAAAGATAACAAAACGTTCATTAAACAAAGAGTTTGATGCTATCAAAAGTGTCGGAACCAAGATGAATGGTCGAATTAATGAACATACGTTAATTCTCAAGGTTTTTTGATAAATAGTTTGTAGATAGCGACGGCTATTAGTTAATAATACAAATTATTATCCCGGGAGAATTAAAGATGGCAACTAAAACACACTATTTTCAGGAAGTCAGTATTCCTGATTCAGTTAAAAACGCCAATGCAGATAAAGATGCAGTAGATATTCTTGTTGGTCTGTTAGACCAATATATTGATTCTACTAATGAGAAAAATGCGAAATCGGCGAGAGACTTCATTATGGATAAAAAAAGAGGCTATGCTTGGTCAGAAGATGCACCAAACAAAGGCGCTTTTGGTCTTACATTTATGAACTCAAGACATTATAAACAATACCTAACTTTAATTGCAGGTTTCAGAGCCTGGGCAAAAGCAAATCATAACATTGACTTTACTTACAAAATTGCTAAGAAAGTTCCATATGATGGATACACAAATCCTAAGTTGCTTAATGTTCCAACTCCTGACTCAGATTCAGAAAACAGTTATAATGACACTTATGAAAACGTAGGTGAAAAATTCATTTTTGAACATACTGCAAAAGAACGTGGTTTTGTTCCAGTTCTAAAATAATTAATTTTACTAATCAACCCCATTCGAAAGAGTGGGGTTTTTTATTACCTCCTTAAAATGATAAATACAATATAGGAGATATAATCAATGCCTAAGAATAGCAAAGTAAGAAATGAATTAACTAAAGAAGTTCGACTACTATTAGGCGATGGTATGATTGATATCGAACTGGATCCAGACCATTATGATGTAGCAATAGATGTTGCTTTATCAAAAATTAGACAAAGGTCTGAAAATGCAGTTGAAGAAGATTTTTATTCCATCGAATTAAAGAAAGACGTAGACGAATATACTTTACCAGCAGAAATTACAGAAGTCAAACAAATTTGGCATCGTTCATTTGGTCACGGTATATCAGGTGGTGTTGATATGGATCCATTTGAGTTAGCATATGCTAATTCATATTTCTTTTTAAATAATCACATTGGTGGTATCGCAACTTATGATGCATTTTCACAATATCGTGAAGCATTAAACAGAGTGGCGGCAACAGATATTCAGTTTATCTGGAACACAACAACTAAAAAATTAAAATTATTACGTAGAATGAGAGCCGATGAAATGGTTCTTATACACGTTCATCTTGAAAGACCTGAGGATCAATTAATTCAAGATCCTTATTTAAAGTCGTGGATGAGAGATTACACATTAGCATATTGTAAAAAAATGTTGGGTGAGGCAAGAAGTAAATTTAGTGCTTTACCAGGTGCTCAAGGAGGCGTTTCATTAAATGGCGATGCAATGAAACAAGAGGCAGATGTTCTGCTTGATAAGTTAGAACAAGATTTAAACACATATGTAGATGGATCTGCTCCATTGAACTTTATAATAGGCTAAGATGGAATTTTTACTTAAGGTTATAATCTCAGGACTACTTGTGGCATCAGTATCTATGATGGCTCAAAGAAATGCAACAATGGCGGCACTTTTAATGGGTATACCATTTACTGCCTTTCTTGCTATGATTTTTATGTGGTGGTCAGGTGTAGACGCACAAACTTTTCAACAATTTAGTTTTGAAACAATTTATTTCGTATTGACAAGTCTTATATTTTTTGTTATAGTAGGGATACTAGTAACAAAAATAGGTTTCTGGTATAGTGTAATGATAGGAACATTTGTAACAGTAATACTATATAATATTCTCTTGAGGTTTTTATGAAAAAAATTGTAGGTATCTGCGGGCTTATAGGTCACGGTAAAGACACAGTTGCAGGATATCTAATAGAAAATGAGTTTCAAAGAGTAACATTTGCTGGCGTATTAAAAGATGCTTGTGCAAATATCTTTGGTTGGGATAGAATTTTATTAGAAGGAAATACTTCTGAGAGTAGAGTATTCAGAGAACAAGTAGATGAATGGTGGGCTAAACGTTTAGATATACCAAACTTTACACCTAGATATGCATTACAACACGTAGGAACAGACGTATTCAGAACACATTTTCATCCTGATATATGGGTAGCGGCTTGTGAAAGACAAGTAGAAATGACAGATAAAAATGTTGTTATTTCTGATTGTAGATTCTTCAATGAATTAGATGTTATTAAAAAATTAGGTGGAAAAACTTCTGTAGTTTGGAGAAATGACAAACCAGATTGGTGGGAAACTGCTTGTAAACAGAATACTATAAAGTCTGATAGAATGGTGAATAGTATGAATAGTCACTATCCAAATGTACATAGAAGTGAATATGGATGGGCAGGATGGGACTTTGACATTCAATTTGATAACTCTAAAGACTTGGAGCATCTATATAGTCAAGTTTCAGACCTATTGTCTACGTAGTTAACTCAAAAACACCACTTTTTTCGCATTTTTCGATAAATAGTTATAGCAATTTAGAAAATTGCTGAATAGCAATTTATGAAATAAGGAGAAACAGAATGCCTACATTAGTATCACCGGGCGTGTCAGTTACAGTTAGTGATGAGTCGCAATATGCGGCCGCTACTCAAGGCACACTTCCATTACTAGTTGTTGCAACTGCAACAAACAAAACAGACGCATCTGGTTCAGCAATCGCTTCTGGAACACTTGAGCAAAATGCCGGTGTTGCATATCTTGTTTCTTCACAACGAGAATTAGTTGAAACTTTCGGAGAACCAAAGTTCTATGAAGTTGGCGGATCGGTTGTGCAAGGAGCAGAAACTAGTGAATACGGTCTATTAGCCGCGTATCAATATCTTGGCGTATCAAACAACGCCTATGTTGTTCGTGCAAACGTAGATATGTCACAGTTGGAAGCATCTACAAACGAACCAGCAGGCGCAATAGCAAACGGCACATATTGGCACGATGTATCAAAATCAGCATTTGGTATCTTTAAATATGATGGTACAAACTGGAATGCAGTTACACCAAAAGTATTAACAGATGCACCTGATAGTGGTAACGTTGAACCAATAAACGCAGATGGCTTTGCGGCACCAGTAAACACTTACGGGTCCTCAGGAGACATTGCAATCGTAGCCTCAACAACAAAAGTTACATATTATGAAAAAGTTGGTGTTAACTGGATCGTATTAGGCGACACCGGTTCATCAGATTTCCAATTTAACAAATTTGCACCTACTACTAAGTCAGACGGAACAACACCTCTTGCAGGTGGTGAACTTTATGTTCGTCTAACTAAACAAGGTGGTGGTATTGATCCAACAATATCAATTTATAATTCAACATCTGGATTATTTCAATCTGTACAAGCACCATTATACACATCAGATGATGCCGCAAGTGCAGACTTGATAACTGCTGGCGATATCTATGCACGTTATGATGCAACAAAAGGTTTTTGGGAATTAAGAAGACATACTGGTAAAACAGTAACATCAATTACTTCTAACGCAATCGGTAATACATCAAGTATTACAACTGATTTCACAGTAGAAGGTCAACAATTCAACGTAACCGCAGTGACTTTAGATGCATTAATTTTACAAATGCAATCAAACGCATCACTAAATGCGGCCAACGTTACAGTTGAAAAATTAGGTTCAAATAAAATCAGAGTATCGAAAACTGATGGCATGGAATTAAACATTGACTTTGCCGCAGGTTTCACTGCAATGGGCTTCACAGGAGCAACAAATGTAGATAGTGCTTGGAGCGATTTAGTAATCGAAGCCAAAGAAACACAAATTACAGGCGAAGTTGCAGAAGGTACTTTATGGTACAATTCAGACCTAAAAATTGAAATCTTAAAGAACAACTTCAATGGTACTGCAATGGAATGGCAACCACACGCTTGGTCAGAAGACGCAGACGGCTTACAAGCAACTGAACTTCAACTAAGAACAGGTATGCCTACTGCAAGAAAAGATGGTACATCACCATTACAAACAGGTGACTTATGGGTCGATGGCGATGAACTTCCTTACCCAGCAATCTATCGTTACGATGGATCATCTTGGGTTAAACTTGACAATGCAGACCAATCATCAGTTAATGGTGTAGTATTCGGACACTACAACTACGATGCTCCATATGATGCAGAAGGTAATACAAATACACGTTCTGCACACGCATTAACACCAAACCCAGAGTTACACCCACAAGATATGTTACTTGTTAACATGGATTACTCTACTTACAATGTTAAAAAATACACTAACGGTAAGTGGGAGTGGGCATCAGGTTCTAACCTAGATGGTTCTGGTAAGTTTGGCGCACACGCACAACGTCATATGGTTGTTGAAGGTATGCAATCGGCTCTATCAAGCAACGATGGTATTCGTTCAGAGTCAGTATACTTTAACTTAATCGCGGCTCCAGGTTATCCTGAGTTGATGGATGAAATGATTGCTCTAAACAAAGACAAGAAAGAAATCGCTTTTGTAATTGGTGATACACCAATGGATCTTAAGTCAGATTCTACTTCTCTTAAAAATTGGGCAACTGACAATATGCCAGCAGAAACATATGCGGCAGTTTATTACCCACACGGTCTATCTACAGACTTATCAGGTAATGATGTTGTTATCCCTTCATCAGCGATTGCATTACGTACAATAGCATTTTCAGACCAAGTGTCATTCCCATGGTTTGCTCCAGCGGGTCTAACACGTGGTGTCGTAACTAACGCAAGTAAAGTTGGTTTCGTAAACGATGAAAATGAGTTTTCACAAGTACGTTTAAGCAATGGTCAACGTGATACGTTATACACTGCACGTGTCAATCCAATCGCAGACCTTCCAAATCAAGGTCTAGTAGTTTACGGACAAAAAACTTCACAAGCATTTGCATCTGCATTAGACAGAGTAAATGTTGCGAGACTAGTAAACTATATGCGTTTCAATCTTGACAATTTATCACGTGGTTTCTTATTCGAACAGAATGATAAAATCACACGTGACAATATTCGTGATGCAGTAGAACGTTTCTGTGGTGAGTTAGTTACAAACAGAGGTCTATTTGACTTCTTAGTAGTTTGTGATGAATCAAACAACACACCAGCACGTATTGATAGAAACGAGTTATATGTAGATGTTGCAATTCAACCAGTTAAATCAGTTGAATTTATCTACATTCCGCTACGTATTAGAAATACTGGTGAATCTCTAGCATAATAGAGATATTATCAAAATAAATTAGATTAACCCCTCCTTTTGGAGGGGTTTTTCATTATATACAACTTTAATTCCAAACATTAATGATAAATACTCTTATAAAACAAAGTTTCGAAACTTTTTAGGAGACAAAAAAATGGCAAGAACATTAAATAATTTTGGTGTACCAACAGATTCTGGTGACGCAGTTACTGGTTCTGGTATTCTACAACCAAAACTGAATTATCGTTTCCGTGTTCAAGTTGCAGGTTTTGGTGGCACAGCCACACAAACACAAGAGTTTACAAGACAAGTAATGAACGTAACTAGACCGAAGATTACTCACGAATCAATTCCAGTAGATTCATATAACTCACGTATGTATATGATGGGCAAACACACTTGGGAGCCAATCACAATTACTCTACGTGATGATATTGCAAACAACTTAACTAAACTAGTTGGTGCTCAAGTACAATCACAGTTGAACCACAGAAATCAGGCTGGTCCGGCGGCAGGTACTAACTATAAGTTTTCTACTCTAATTGAAATCTTAGACGGTAACTCAGGCAATCCAAACGAACAATGGCAACTTGAAGGTTGTTTTGTTCAGAACGCAGACTACTCACAATCTGATTACTCAGTTTCAGATCCAGTAACAATCGCATTAACAATTCAATATGATAACGCGGTATTCACTGATACTGAAATTATGCCAGATACACAGTTCATTAATAACTCTAGTATCCTTGGTTAATAAAAGGTAGGCACCGATATGGCTACCAAGAAAGTGGGCGGGTTTAACGGCGCCGGTAACAAACTAGTTAGGGACAGTCAGAACGCCTCAAAGAGATTCGGATTCGGAGGACCACGTAGTAGTCCTCTGAATTCTACTCCCAAATTTGGGGATATGTTCTATGTCGAGTTACACGGCATAAACGAAAGAACTCAATCAGCAAACAAACTTCCAACGGCACGATTCGCAAAAAGTGTAAGTGGAGTAGGAATCCAAACAACTACATTCCCTGTAGATAGATATGGAAAACGTGTCTATGTTCCTACACGTATAGATTTCCCAGAAGTACAATTACAATTCTATGATACAACTGACGGTCAAACGTTTCAGTTGATGAGAGAAATCTATGGTCAATTCTTTGCTAATGCAGATATGAACACAGACAGTGCAAGTATCGAACAAGAATTAATGTCAATAGGAAATCAAGGTAGAAAATTATCGGCAAAAGGAAAGTCTTTTCATCAATCATTTGAAAAAGTTGTAATTTTTCATTTCTTTGGTAATTTAGATTCATCTGTAGGCGCCGCTCCTGGTATAGAAAATCAAGGTTTCGGTGATGGTCAAATTCAAAAAATTGAAATAATCAATCCTATAGTATCTAATATTACATTCTCACCAAGTGATTATGCAGATAGTACTTTAAGAACTATGGACATAAGTTTACAACCAGAAAATGTTGTTATAAGTCCTAGTGTTACTACAGTAGAGTCATTCCCTGATTGGATGAACTATGGTAATGAATACTTACTTGAAGCAATTCAAAGTTCAGGTACATCAGGATGGAAAACAGACCACGCAAATGTATGGAATGATGCATTAAATAATTTATTAAAAGACTTTTATGGAGATAAAAGTAAAGTAACAGATAAGATGAGTGGTTTAGATATACCAGGTGCCGATGATGCACCTTGGGCAACAGGTAATCAGACATTTTCAAACTCATTAAGGGCTCAAAATACCCAAATAAATCAACAAAAATTAGATGAGTTATCAAAATTAAATAACAAACTGGCCTTTTCAGCAACTACAAGTCCAGATGCTGATGCGGCGGCCGATTTAGCAAGACAAGAAATTGAAGAAGCCAAATCAAGACATCAATTTCTTGAGGCAGTACCAGAAGAAAAATTCATCAATCCAAATCCTTTTGAACCAGCAACTAAATATCCTCAAGTGGCAGATTTTGCTAACTTAGGTAATACATATGACGGTGGTACACAAAGATACGGTGGTAGCAATTTAGCAAGTGCATTAAAAGGTGAATTAGTAAATGCTTTCTTTAATGGAAGAAGTATAAACTGGAACAATATTAAAAATTCTGCGGCACAAGGCATTGTAGGGAACACGGGTATAGGCACATTACAGAATTTAAGTAAAACAAAACAAAGTAAATTTGGTATAATAGGCGATTTAGTTAGAGATGGGATAAACAATGCAGGAGTGGCACGTGGAGGAAACGCAAATCCAACAACTACAGTTTCAACAAATCCAAATGTAAGTAACTCAGCATTGAATTCAGCACAATCAAGTATTACTACTTTAAAAAATTTAACAAAGGGTATTAGATAATGGCATTCGATATAGATGTATTAAAAGCAAAACTTATTAAAAAAGGCTTTACTGATACCAAAGCAAATACTTATGCGGCTGAATTAGTAAATGTCGCAAGAAGTTATGGATTAAATCCATATCAACTAGTAGATGAAGTATCTCCAGATTTTAAATTAAATGATTTAGGCGCATTTGCTATGAACAGTTCCTTGCGATTTGGTTATCAAGAAGGTAAAATAAATCCTCAAAAACCAAACAGATATGTTGCAAGGGCTATTCTTAAATGAGCAGAACATCAAAATTTCACAAAGGCAAATACACAATAAGAAACCCACAGAAGTATTCTGGTAAGGGAGAACCTACTTTTAGAAGTAGTTGGGAACTTACGTTTATGAATTTTTGTGACAACAACCCAAATATATTTGCTTGGGCTAGTGAACCAGTAAAAATAACATATCAAAATCCTTTAAATGGAAAAGTAACTGCATATGTTCCTGATTTTGTAGTTGTATACCAAGACAAAGCAGGAAAGAAACAAGCAGAACTAATAGAAATCAAACCATCGGCTCAAGCAGATCCTAGATTAGCAAGAGCAAGAGTTGAAAAAGCACAAGTCATACAAAATTATGCAAAATGGGATGCGGCGACTAAATGGTGTAATAAAAGAAATATGAGATTCAGAGTTTTAACTGAAGGAGACATATATTCTAATACACGAAAACCAAAACCTGTTAAGAGGAAAAAGAAATAGCATAAATATCATTACCTTAATATGATAAGATTAAAAAATGAACTATAAAGATAAGATTTCTAGGCTAGAAGAGGAAATCTCAAAGAAAACAATTTTATTAATGTATGAACCAGGTGCAGGTGGTGATTTCCTTACCTCTATGTTATCGATATCTGATTCAATCTATGGCAATGGTGCTAAAATAGAGTTTATCAATGATGGTAGAATAAAAGCAAGGCAAAATGAAAAGATAGGTTTGCAATTATTTGATACACCATTAGTATTTGATGACTATGAGTTTTACAATAAAGATAGTTTCTTTGAAGTTATGTTTAATTTAGATGATTTGATAGAACAAGCAAAATTAGACC